TGTAGATTGTAGAATCTATCTACTAACTGTTGTGCTTTTTCTTTTGGTGTCATTACTTATTGTTTAAAAGATTTATATATTGTGAATAGTATTCTGAGCAGTGAATCAACCGTTCCTTAATTTGCTCCTCAAGTGCCTCATCTCTCTCATATCTCACCACTGTGATACGTTTAGCTGGATCTATGTGGTCAACTCTATGGATGGATAGGTTATCCCACTCAGTCAATAGCTCATCGGGTGTAGTGTACATAGTGTAGACTAACTCAAAGGATGGCTTATTATACAGCCACATATATGCCCTACCTTGCCACTCGTATCCACTTGCATCACCTTCTGATGGTGTAGCAGGGAAGGTCTCTAATGACCAGGATGACTTGATGTCAATGATACTGTCATCTGTTATGATGTCACAGCAGCCAGTCATGAACTCATTAGATACTCTCTCTTCGTTCTTAGTGTACAGAGCAAACCTAACTGAGTTCAGTAGGTCAATACCTTCCTGCTCCCAGTCAGTACCCTTGATCATTGGCTTAGTCTTGATCTCTGTGGTGTATCCATAGAAGTCTTGCTTAGCTATCTTTCTAATCTCTGACTTAGTAGTCTCAGATAGTATCTCTGACTTACTCCTTGAGTTGGTCATTAGGTTGCCTAATTGTGATGCTCTCCACTTCATAGTCTTGCCTCCTGTTCTTTAGTTAGTGAGAACTGCTCTCTCAACTTCTTAATTGAGTAAGTGCCTTTCTCCATAGCAGCAAGTGCATCTGTAAGTCGCTCATCAGAGATAGGTGGCTTGGTCGGTGTTGACTTGGTTGGTGCTGGCTTGCTTGCTGCCTCACCATCGTCATCTACTGCTTGTAGTGATAGAGTTGACTGAAGGGTGTAACGTCTGTAGTAAGTGATGGCACTACCTTGCTGCTGTGGGTTCATACCTGCTGGCAGTTCCATGCATGACTCAACCTTTGCACCTGAGTCAATGTCGATTATCTGAGTGCACACACTATTGCCTTGTATAGGTTGCAACAGTAGTAAACCGTTCTCAAGTAAGATTGGCTCAACTGCCTCAATGATTGCATTTAAGTTGGCATACTTAGAATGATGACTTGTAGCATTCTTAGTAACCTTACCGATTGCTAACTTAGCTCTGTGGAGCTTTTGGTGGAAGGACAGTGTTGCCTCTTCGTTTGCCTGTCTGATTTTCTCAGATGAGCTGATTAATTGCTTTTCCATAAATTGATTATTTTCAGTAAAGTTAAGAAAGTTTTGCATATATGACAAATAAAGTTATTAACATTTGTATGTTAGTTCCTCTCCAGTCAGTGCGAAGTAAAGATTTTCAAGTTGATGAACGTATTGATTATTACCTATTCTTAATACATGACCATCAACTTTAATTAGAAAATAATTAAAAAATCCTAACTCAACACCAAAATCACCTTTCATAAATACTCTATCAGTAACTTGTTTGAAACCTAATTTTAATAATACATTCTCATCAAGCTCAAGAGCCTGATAAAAATCATCAATTTCATCATCTAATAAGCTCTCAATATCCTCTAAGTTTATAAGTCCTATCTTATAAGTGCCATCACCTAACTCAATCTTATATGAGTTACCTAATCTAATTTCATGTGAATCTAATGTCATAATTTAATCTATTTCGTTATTTATACCCTTAACAGCACATTTGTACTTCTTTCTCAGATGCTTGAGCTTGACGTTGAACTTTGGCATTTTTAGTTTGATTCTCATAGTAGTTGTATTTCTTGTTTAACATCATACCAATACTGCTCATCATCAACCATGACCAAAAGTCCTGAGTTGAATATCTCATCCACAGCTATCGATGCACAGTACTTAGCTATCACAGTACATAGTATCTCTTCACCACATTCAGTATCACTGTTCATTAGCATTATCCTATAGGTATCAACTAACTCTATTGCCTTATCTTTTGCACTCATATCCCTTCTGTAAATTGTTCATACCACACCACAAACTCATCAAACGTCCTCACAATGATATAAACACCTCCTGCCCGTTCTATAGCAGCTTGATACTGTTTCTGTACATCACTCTGCTTGTCTTTTTGCTTGATCTCTATCTTAACTGACCTCCCTCTGATAGTAGATGAGATGTCAGCAGTGCCTTTCGTACTTTGACCTGGTGTCCACTTGCCAGGCAGCTGTTTATGGTAAGCAATCTCACCTGTGCCGACTTGTATCTTTGCTCCTTCCCTGTACTGACCTTGTGAGCTTATTCGCTCAGCTTGACCACCTTTGTAGGTGATGTAAGCAATCACACACTTGGTCAGTGCGTTGGCTGAGTTATCAGACCACTTAGTGAATGCCATGTACTTCTCATCCAGTGATGGATACTTAAGTCTCAAGTCATCCAGCTCCAGTGCCTTGAGTAGTTGTGCGTTTGTTTTGTTCATTTGATTGGTGGGTTGCCGATTATACAATCGTAGGTTATCTTATCAATCACTTGTTGAGGTGTATAATATACTCCATCTAAGTGTAAATCATGGATCAGTTGTTCTAAGTAGTTCATATTAAAAAAGTTTAGTTTGTGCTGTGTGGTTATTAATTCTCTGCATTGCCTTATCAAAGTACTCTTTGTCCAGCTCACAGGCTGTAAGGTCAAAGCCGTAATCATGGCACGCAATTGCAATACTTCCTGAGCCTAAATGTGTATCTAAAATTTTATCTCCTTCTTTTGCATATTTATCTAATATCCATTTATAAAGTGCAACTGGCTTTTGTGTTGGGTGTATTCGTGTTTCTTTATTTTTCATGTCCCCTTGTAACATTCCTTGCCATTTAAAATCAAATAATCTAACAGCAGTATCTAAATTAGTCCAAGCAAGTTCACAATCTGCAAAACTATTTTCACCATTTATTTTGTTCCAAACAATCCAACAACTGCTATTTGCTTTTGGTATGTTTTCAATAAAATGATTGCCACCCCAAATAATTGTATTTTTTGAAACTCTTAATAATTCATAAAAATATTCTTTAGTTGGTGCATTTTGATTCCAAAGTTCTTTATGGTATTTTTTTTGCTTAGATATTCCACCACCTTTGCCTGATGTATATCCACCTACTATATTTGAACTTCCATAAGGCGGGTCTACAATAGCCAAGTCAAAGTAATTATCTGGATAGCGAGCCATGAGCTCCATGTTATCCTCGTTAGTGATTGTCAACATCAGAATCCTGCTTTATTGTTTAACTCATCCCACACATCATCTGGTGGTGGTGGGGGTGTATTCTCATTCTCAAAGATTATCCATCTCCTATTGTTAGTCTTACCTTCAATTATCTTATGACTATGAAACTGACCAAATATACTGAGCCATTGAGTAAATCTCTTTTTACTTAGCTTTGAGTAGTCAGTATATTCATTGATAAATATATCATGTAACTCATCCTTATATAGTCTGATGTTTAATGGAAGGTTCTGGTCACTGCTCCAGTCATAGAACTCAAAGCAGGTCTCTTTTATGAACTTCCTCACATCAAGATTGGTGAACTCATGAGATACAAGGCCATGCTTGAGATAGAACTGGCAGCATTGTATCATGAAGTTATCAAACATCATCCATTGGTCATTGTTCCAATCATCAAATAACATATGCCCAAACTCATCCAGTGGTGACTTATTGTATCCAAAGTAGTTACTCATCTCTACCTCAAACTTCCTACGTTCAAATGAGCCGCCAACACCTCCGATAGTGTAGTTAGTTGTGATCACAATCTTTGGTGATTTGGTAACTGGTAGCTTGATGGCATCCTGGCCTTTATACTCAAGTGTGATACCTTCTGTGATGAGTGAGAATAGGTTCTCAAAGTTAAAGTTCTTTTTAACGTCATCAAATATAAGTAGCTGAGTATCTGTTGATACTGTCTGATAAGGAAATGACTTAGTAAATTCAAAGGTTTTACCATCTATTGAGGCAACCTTCTTAAGTTTAGCCAAAGCGTTCCAAAACAATCCCTTACCACTACCACCGTTCGGGTTCTCACTGATGGTCTCATCATTGAATATAATAGCTTTGTTATTGGCTGATGTCTTATAAGAGTGCATCAAGTATCCTATCACTGACTTGAAGCTGTTGTACTTGGCTGAATCTTTACCACTTACCAGCCATAGGAAAGTTCTAAACTCACTATCATGGTGATCGTGCTTAGTATATTCTCTATCAATTATCTGTCTCTTCCAAACATATCCATCAAGGTCAATGTACTCATGCTTTGTAATTACTTTTTTAGTGATTTCTACAGCACAATTCTTATAATATAGGTAACACTTATCAGCAGTATCCTCAAGCATATCTACTTGAGCACTGTCAAGCATAGATAGGAACTCAGATGTAAAGTACTTAGTTGCACCTGCCATCATATCGTATGGCTGATATCCTATCTCTTCTCTGGATAGCAAAGAGCCAAGTGTAAAATCCTTAATTCGTTTCTCATTGGTTTCTTCTATAAGATTCTGCTCTTTTTTTATGAAGCTGTAGGTGTTACTATCTACAGGAAAGTATTTAAAAAAGTTGTTCTGCTGTAGCCAAAACTTATATTGATGGATGCTTAGCTGTATTTTGTTGCTCTTTGTGTATGTCCAAAAGTCCTCAATGTTGCCAGTCTCTTTGATGGCATCCACACACTTATCAACCTCATCTTGATTGAACTCTGGAAGTATCTTGATTATATCTGCTGTTTTTTTACCAGCTCTGATATGTTTTTCTATCTTTATTTTAGATGCAGAGTCCTCAAAGAAACGAGTGCCAAATTGTGAAGTCTTGGCATAGGCTGATTTTACAATTTTACGTATCTCAATCTCCTTTCCTCCCTCATCAAACTTGAGTAACACATTCTCACATTCTGATTGGTTGATGCCAAAGTCATTGAATGCAGCAGCTAACTTGAATAGGTTGTTATTCTTAGAACCTTCTGCCATGCCATACTTCCTATCCCACCACTTGAGTAGATTGTCTATGATTCTATTATCTGACTTAATAGGTATCATTACATCCATTGAGCCTATCTCTTCAATCTCTGGCTCTTCTATCTGAGTCCATGTAGTTGAGTCCTGGTTGATGTATATCTCAGGATCGTATGACTCAAAGCAAAAGCGGTCAATGTTACTGCCAGAGTTATCCCAGTAGTCTGAGTCAAAGTAAGTACAAAGTGAATTAAAGTAACCTTTGAACTCACCATCAACAGGTATCTTGATGAGTGCCTTTACTCCCTTCCCACTGGGAGATATCCAGGCACTGAACACATACTCATTAGTAATCATTTGTTCTTTGAACTGAACGGCCTCAGCTTGATGGCTCATATTATCAAAGTCAAGCACAATGAGTCCAGACCTTTGCTCAATACCTTTGATTGACCTGTTTTTAAATGTGCCATTGAAACATACACCAGGGAGCTGATTCTTAAGTGGTCTCTGTTCCTCTTTGCTGAGTGCTCTAATCTGTAGTACTAATTCTTTTGACTTACCATCTCTGATACGTTCAAGGCAGTAGAGTGCTGACTTATTGAATGGGTTGGTGGTATCTGTTACCTTCTTGAAAATTGATACAATCATATTCTAGTTTTTAATTACTCGCTATAAAAAAAAGAGGGGAAAGGAACGAGTAAACCTTTTAAGTGGCAGCTAACCAACAACCCCTTTGCAAATCTAATAATTATTTCTATATATGATACTAATTTATTAAAAATAAAATGTGTACCTAAAAGTGTACCTATAAAAATATAGTGTTTACAAGGCTTTCAGTAATTTTGGTACACATTTTCACTGTTTTTTGGTAGTTTCTGAAAAAAATAAAAATATATAATATCATCAAAAAATAAATACATATAGTATATAGGCCAAAAAAGTGTACTTGTGTACCTAATTAGGCACAAAAAAACCCCCAGCCAATCAAGGAGGGGGTTTTTTCGGATAATCAATCAGGTAAAAGCAGAGCTAAGGTACTAATAAATATTCATTATTTAATATTCTTTCTTTTATTCTTGTTAAATCTGTGGTGTTGTATGCATTGAGTATCTCATTAAAGATGTCCCTCTTGATCTCCACCATAGGCTGGAAGTAGTCTATCTCAGGCTTAATGTGATAGAGGTAGAT